ACTTGGTGGCATGCCTCCGTTCGCTATACTGTTTGCTTTTACTGTTGTACTCAGTGTTGTTTGACCGTTATAGTAACGTACTCCAATGTGCGTAGCAGATGATGAAGTCGTGTTAATGAATGCAAGTGTAGAAAAGCTTCTTTTTTTGTCGTCATACAGAACGTAGTTAATAAGCAAACCGTTGACTTCAGGCGTATCGCTTAACCAATATTTAGAGCCTGATGTAGGTACGTATGCGCTACTGTCATTTGTGTCAATTAACGCACTAGTAGCAAGCGTAAAATTTCCGTTTACTAGTTCTACATTTTGATCGGTTGCACTATCTAAGTTTAGCGTAGGTTGTGCATTCGCGCTTGTTGCAAACGAACTACCAAATCGAACAGTAACCGTTTTAAAGGCAGTAGTGTTTGTGCTAATCAACAAACTATTTGATTTGCCTATTTCAATTACGTCTTCATCCTGCTGCACAAACTGTGCTATTACGTTGCGAACATTAAATACTGCGCTCGCAGCGTTATTAGGCAGTTGTCTTAATAATGCTTGTCGTGTGCTATTAAGTATAACTTCGCATGCATAACGATACTTTGGCTCACCCGTGTCTGTGTCGTCGTTTACTACATATATAAGTTCGTCATACGATCCACGTAATCCCGTGCTTGTCTGATTTACTGTAAATGCCATCAAATAGTAATTTCAATTGAAAATGTGCGGCTGTAATTGTCTTCCATAAAATTGTCTATGTCTTCGCCAAGTGCCATTTCTAAACGTCTAGCCATGCGTTTCATCTGTTGATTAATTGCCATTTGATAATAGTACGTAGGCTTTAAACCCGTAAGATATACGCTTCGCGAAATGCGCTTTGACATTGCATCTATGCTAAGAAAACGACCTTGTTTATCTCTCCATGAACTATTGCTGATACCCTTGTCCCTAATCCATTTCTTAATTGCAGGTCGCAGTGCGCCTTTCTCTCCTGATCCTGTGCCGAACTGATACGGGCTGTCAGGTGCTTTAGCGTTGTTTGCTGCGCCTTGTACGCCTTCTTCTACAAAGTCGTAGTATGGTGCGCCCATAAATTTAATTACAAGCCCTTCATCGTCTTCTATTAGTTCAAAGTACAGGCTATTAGCTAGTGTGCCTGTAACTATTTTATCTGCTTCTGCAAGATTCGTACGCGCCTGTTCGATTACCTCACCGCCGATCTTGTTGCACTCTTCAATAAAGTTGTCAAGTTCTAGGTCAACTAACTTCCCGTCAATCGTTATGGCGATACGTAAGCTATCCATAAGGCGCGTTACATAGATTTAGTGCGTTTGGCAGGCGAATGCTAAACGTAGTTGACCAACCTGTTAGGCTATTGTCAAAACGTGCAGTAAACGGTTGACACTGTAGCGGCATTTGAAATGACCAATTGTTGCCATCTACTAAACTGCTTACATTGACGTTAAACGCAAACTGTGCAGCTACGTCCTGTAAAAGCAAAAACGTTTCGGAATAGATTTCTGTAATACGTTCTTGTTGCTCCTCAATAACTAAATCACCTACAATAACTTCATACGTAAATTCTGTCATGCCGTCCATAATGACTGCATCAGTACATTGACCATACAGCAGCGGGTAATCGCTTGCGCTTAGCTTGTCCATATCAAGCGTATCAAGCGTAAACGTGTGAAAGCTTCGCAAAACTTCGTGATCATCCACGATGGATTGCAGCATGTTATTTATGTCTACTATTGTTTGCATCTATATTTACCTTTTGACTGACTGCGACATCTTTTTCGTATGCCATGAAGGTCAGTACCTCTTCAATATACATCTCTGTTACAGGTTTTATACTCAGTACGTTTCCTTGTGCTAGTTCATGGATAATTGCGTACCATCCCCATTTAGAACTAATTCCCTTTGCTTCTTCTGATCCTTTGGTTTCGAATAGGCTTGCATAGTGATAGCTAATTCCTTTTCGATGTTGCAAAAAAAAACCAATGCGCCCATAGCTACATCCATAGTTAGTTCTCGCATATCTTCTTGCCGTTTCTTGTCTACATCGTACAAAGCTATTTCGTAGCCTGAATAAGTTTCTACGTGAACAGGTCGGTACAATACGGCCATAATTTTGTGCAGGTTGTCAAACGTCCCGTCTTGACAATAACTTTCTAAATCTGCAAACTCACCTACTGTCAATTTTGTCCAATCAGGAATAAACCCGTACCGCTGACCTTTATGTTCAATCAGCGTTTGTAATGGCATGTTCATAGTAGATGCATCAGGTTCTTGCAAAAACCAATGTATGATGTTTGCGCTGTGTTCTATTGATGTCCATTCTGCGTGCTGCAGTTCTCCTTGCTCTAAACCCGCTAATACCTCAATCGCCCTACGCACTGCGTTGTATGGTTCTGTTTCGCGTTCATATACTTTCCACACTTCGCGGTATTGGTCAATCGTTACCTCGTTCCAATCGGTAGGCAGTATGATTTTCTTTACTCTGCTCATCTCAAGTAATATGTACGGTTACGGTGTGCAAGCTTGTTTAGACAGACATATCGAATCGCATCTATAGCATGATTCCATTCGTCCTTTGGTGTAGGTAAGATACGACCGTCTTTATCAGTCATCCACTTGTAGTTCCTAAATTCCTTCTGTACGTCTATGCTATCGTCCTTGACGTATAGCTTGTGCCTGCGCATGATGTCGATGCCATTGCGTATGCTGTCTGCGCCTTTCTTAGCAGGCTTGACATTAAAGTTCATGCGATGCAGTTCAGTAATGCTTTTCGGTTCTGCGCTATCTGCTATTATTTCTTGATGTCGAGTTATGCCTAGCTTCTTAAACTCATGTGCTAGGTCTTGATTTGTTAGCCCTCCGCTATACAGCTTTTGTTCTATGTACAATTCATCACCGCGTGCATGTACAACGATTAGTGCAGCAGGATCGCTTGCGTAACCAAAATCTAAACCGTATGCAATGGTCTTAGTGTTCTCAGGTAAGGTTGTATATGTATGCGTTTGAAAGATAGTTTCCTTGCTAATACCCTTCAGACCTAAACCATAGATACGCCAATAATTGTCATCTGTGTCCTTTAATCGTTCAATCTCTGAAATGGTATCCTCACTTAGATACGGGTTGTCCTTATACGTAGTTTGGAAGAAGTCGCAATCGTCACGCGGTATCACATCATCGTAAATCCAATGATATTCCATACTAGGGTTGTAGTCAAGTATGATTTTCCACGTCGTACGCAGTGCAAGCTGCATGAACATATCTTTCGATAGCTCGTTCGCCTCATTGCAATAGACAACATGTCGCTTTCTTCCACGAATTCGGCTTTCCTGCTCGACGGCTATGAACTCCCATGTATTACCAAACAGGTCGTATAGGCTCTCCGTTTTGTTGTGGTACTTTTCTTCGTATAGTCCTTGGCTTTGCAGTATCTCGATAAAGTCACGCAGTACCGATCCGCGCAAACTTGGGTATGTGCGACGTACTACGGTGATAATTATGCCACTGTTTACGTTGTTCCAACAAAGCTCACACAGCCCCTGTAAGATGCTGTATGTCTTCCCGCTACGTGTACCCCCCTGATGAACCTGTACACGCTTCCTACAGGCCTTAAAATCGTAATACGTCTTAGGTTGCTTCACTATTCCGTAAGCGGGTTATCATCTTGCACCTCTTCGTTCTGCAATACCTCATCGAACCATGTTGGTTGACCTGTTGGTTCGTTCATTGTTATTTCCTGCTCTACCTGCTTAGGCATGAAGTAGGGCATCAAACTGCTTAACGCTTTTAGGTACTTCTCATCGCTACTCTCTCGCAGGATCTGTAGCGAATCCTTTATGTTGTCCATCTCGCCCTCCATGACCTGCACAAAGATTTCACGGGCTGCAGTAGATACTTTGTCCTTTGCCCCTTTAGGTCTACCGTTTGGGTTTCCGCTTTCTCCTTTCTTAAATGGCATTGTATTCTATTGTTGTTTACAGTTAGTCTAGGTTGCTACCCCAACTGGACTTATCTCGAACCATTGCATTATACAAAGAAAAAGTCCCCCATCTAACATTGGCTTTGCGTTTGCATGCATGCCGTAATAGATAGGGGACAACCGGAATGTAATGCTGTAGCCGTCTACGTGTGAAATTATTCCGGTATCTTCAAGTCACTCGGTTTGAGGAACTCATCAGGTTTTAAGGTGATCATGTGTCCGAGGGTTTCGAATTTGGCATGCTCCATACATTCTGAGCATATATCCGTTTCTCGCCATTGAGTTGCGCTGCAGCACTTGCTTAATCTAAAGTCCATCTGTCAATTTGTTTTTGTAGTGTTGGATTATCTCTTCTGTTTTTTGCTTGTAGTATGTTTTAAAATCAAGGTCTTGTGTCCCTTGCTCCCATACTTTGTACAACACGCCGCGTAAACGTTGGCTCTGCGTTTTGCGGTTATCGTAGATGTCCATATCGAGGTTGTCTAGTTCCTCTATCTCATCTTCTCGTAGTTGCTCTTCGGGTCTGAAGTACAGGAATCCGTATCCGTCAAGCATGGAATCTATCTCCATGATCTTGTCGCTACTGTGTTCTTGTGTTACGAACCGTACGCTTACAGTTCTATCCTTTCTGCGTTGGTATCCATCCAACATTGCAGCGGTTAAGAGTCGCATGAAGCGATATATGCTTTTTCTAACTTCTCACCTTCTTTTAAAAAACAATCATTACATCTTGATTTTTTTAGACGTATTCCGAATGTGCGTTGATATACGTCTATAAATAATTCCTGAAACGCAAAATCTACTGTAACGCCCGGTTTTAATCTTGGGCGTAGTTCTGTTCTGTAAATTTCTTGGTCTATCTTACTCATTCCGTCATAGTATGGAAATCTATTGTTTAAGTATTCCTTACGTTTTCCGCATCCGCAATCCGTACCCGTAGCTTCTGCAATTGCATCGACTACCTTTTTGATACCTGTTGCCTTCGTTATTTTCTCGATATCGTCACCTAGTCCCTTCGATTTTGTTGATCGCTTTTTTGATTTGCCTTTTGGCTTTTCTGATGCTCCTGTAGAGCGTTTGCCGGGGGATTCCTGTTGCATTTGTAAAAGTGTCTAATGTGTGATTGTGAAGATAGTATGCCTTAAATACTTCTCTATCAAACCATGATAATTCTTGCAATATAGTAAGTACGGTTTTTAGCTGTGATTCGTGTCTAATAAGCGTTTCTGTTTCTTCGCGTTGAATAACATTATCTATGTACTCACCTCGCATTCTGTCATACGTTTTGTACTGACGGTTGTAAAAAGATTCGTTACTGTAACTTGCTATGTAAATAGCACGGCATATATACGCTTTCATTTCGCCGCGTTGGCATAGTGCATCTAATTTGTCTTGCTTAGTAAGGAATGCATAAAGCATGTCATGTAGCACATCTGCACCGTACTTTTTCCCGACGTAGCGGTAACTATGTTGCAAAAGTTCATCATAGTGATCATTTATGAAGTTCTCGAAACAAGTCATCGTAATGCTCGCGCAACTCTTTGTATTCTTCTGCTGTAAAATCTACGTGCATATTGCTGAGAACCAGTATGTTTTCTGCTGTACCCTCTCCATAAATTTCGTCTAATTTGCGTGCAAATACAAATTGTTGACCGCCTAAAAATCCATTACATCGCTTGCACTGAGGCTGAACATTAGTAAGACCCTCTGACGGCTTATACAGGAATCGCGTTGCTAACTTGGCGCGTGTGATAAAGTGACCGCAATCAAGCTCTTTCCATAATTTTTTTACACCACACGTAAAACAAGACACGTAACCTGCATGGTCTGCGTTACTTGCCCGTACGTATCGGCTTAATGCTGCATCAAGTTTCTTTTTCTCTTTTGCTTTGCTCAGTTTTGGCATCCCATCGTTTTCTAATGCGTGTGCCTAAACCTTCGGGCGTTGGTGTATGATCTCGTACACTGTCAATTAGCGAAGCCGCATCAATACGTTGCAAAGCTTCTTTTGCTTCTACTTCGTGCTGATACTGTCTATTGCGGTTGCGTTCTTCTAACATAGCTGCGCGTGTAGTTCCTGCGTATTTCTCAAAAAACCCTAGAATTTCGGCTGTTTTTAATCGTTCGTACAATTTACCAAACTTGCCTTTACGAACCATATCAAAAACTACGCGAATCTCTTCTAGCGTTAATGCCGGACGTTCTTCTATAATTGACCTACAACAAAACATAAGTTCTTCGTCGCTGCTGATGGTCGTTTTCATATCCATGTCTTTTATTAACCGTCCTACCTCTGAAACAATCCATCCGCGCACCATGTCAGGTGCTACTGTTAAAGCAAGTTTTATGTTAGTTCCTTGCTCAAACGCTTGTTGAGGAGTAACACTAACAGTATTATCCTTCAGTAATGAAACGCTCAAGTTTGTTAGGGTCAAAGTTTTCTTTGTTGAATCCGCGTTGTGGTTGTGCATTTTTCTGTTGTCTTTGTCGCCTTGCCCAAGTTCGGGCAGTAGCTTGCCAATCTTTAATTTTGTTTCCACCTTTAAGTTTCCACCCTGTTTGGTCATACCAATCCATAAACGGCTGTGCCTGATCGGGCATACCTAATTCAGTAAAGTAATCTAAACACTCATCATAATGTGCAGGCTGCGCCTTAGTACTTGATTTAGTAATTGATTTAGTATTTGTATCTAGTATTGCCTCTTTTTTACGTTCATCAACCGTAGTTTTTTCCGGTTCTCCACCGTAATTATATACGGGTGCTACCCGCAAAATTCTACGGCTTACACCATTAATATTACGTCGTTGCCTATCAATGTACCCGAGGTCACTTATGTACTTTAAATTCTTTTCTACGGCACTTTTTGAAATCATTAAATGCTGTGCTAAGTGATCGTTACTCACAAAGCAAAATTTGCCGTTTCTACTAAAGCTATCTATTTCAACAATCATCAATTTTTGTGTCCAACTTAATCTGTTGTCTTCATACAGTTCAATTGGAATAGCAATAAATTTTACTAACCTGTTACTCATTTCCTTTCCAATAATATTTATTAGTGTCAAATCTGTGATTTAATTCATTCCCAATTGTATGCAGCAGTTCATTGATTTGGTTTCTACGATATTGAGTTTCTGCTTTCTCGAATATCCATATCATTTGCTTCCGCATAAGTTTCAGGTCATGATCACTTGCTTTTGAGATATCGAACATCATCACATCTGTCTTCAATCATTTTAATAACCTGTTCCGTCGGTGTGTCTGAAAATTTTGCTATTTCTGTAGCAAACATGAACAACTTCTTTGGATCGTTATTGTACCACTTGTTCACGGTTTTCGCGTGTAACTTCAGCGATTTACTTAGTCGCTCTTGTGTGCCAAATTTTACCTTAATGAATGTTGCTAAAGTCATTACGAAGTTCATTTATGATGTTTAGTAAGTCCAACGCGATTTCTTTTATGTCTTCTCGTGAAGATGCATGAGCAGCCGCATGACCGACTGCCCATTTTAAATCCTCTGGTAAAGGTTCAGGTATGTAACTCATGTCAATACCTCCGTGCTTTGTTTTTAGCTTTCCCATTAGAACGGTAAATCTTCGCCATCAGCAAGTTTAAACGTATCGAATTCATCGCGCATCTTATCGAACATGCGTGCTACATGCGCTACTTCGTTGTATGTCATTTGACCCTGTGCTGTAGTTACTAGCTGTAAGTAATTAATCGCAGTATTGATTGCCCATTGCCGCCCTACCCGTACATCTCGTTCACCTTGCGCGGCTTGTTTCTTTTCGTACTTCTGCTGCGCTTGTTCGTCACCTATGCTTCTGCGCAGTTTACCTTTTTGGTCGTTCCATTCTTTCTTTACTATGACCTGCTGTCCGGGTTGCCATTTGTTTATTGATTTTGCGCTAACTAACGCGCTTATATTATCGTCAAACAAAACTTCCTGTACGTACATAGTTTCGTTTTGTGGTGTCTGATACTGATGATCAGGTTGTGCTTGTAGAATTTTCATTCGTGTATATGATTAGTAATTTTGTCAATAATTGATTCAATAGACATTAGCGGCTGCAAGTCGTCCATCATGTAAGTAATTTCTATTTCTGATGTATGCGTGCATAGCCTGACTTTCTTTAACTCTACTTCTTCTGCATCAGCAGGGACATCATAATCGTAGGATGATTCACTTGGATAAAACACGTAGTCGATTTCCAACCACATCTTTGGGTTTATGAATATGCTCATTTGGTCATTCATAGCGAAGGGTCAATTTTCTTGAACTTGTATATCATCTCCTCGCATTCGCGCAATCCAAGCTGCACT